GTGATCACGTCCTTTCAAAAAAAGAAATTATTTTGTTGATGTATAAAAAAATTCGGCATATAATCATAGAAAAGGAAGGAGGAAAGATAATGAAAAAGAAGCTATTACAATATCATGAAAAGATAGATATGGTTTCTGCAACTATTTTATTATATTGTCTTCTTGTCCTTGTGTTAATTCCTATATTTGATTTTATAAGCAATGAATGGTTATATGCTAGTATCATATTGACAATTCCTTGCATTGTAGTATCAAGAAGAAAAAATCGTATTAGATTTGATAAATTACTCCACTACATCTTCGGCTTCAGAAGATAATTTTTGATGCGACTGAGCGTCAGCAATCATGGTTGGAGTTACTTTCTCTCCGTTTAAAATAGAGCTAATTATTTCGGGACTTTTAATGTCTAAGTCATTCATCATCTGAAGCAATTCAGTTTTCTTTTTCAATTCAAGTTTTTCAGCTTTTTCTTGATGTCCCTTTATGCCATCGGATTCAGAATTTACTGCAAAATCTATATTTCCTGTTTCAGAATCCTTTTTTAAAGATATAGATAATTTTCCACCATTTATCAAGTTGTTCAATGAAAACATCAATAAAGAAAGGACTACCCCACTTACTGCTATACATCCAATAAGTTCGATAATACCAGGGGAGTGTATGTTTAACTTTACCTCTATATCAGAAGGATCATAAGGAATTCCACATTGTTCTGCAAGAAATTTGGCAGATTCATCCAACGATGTAGAAAGCTCAACCAGCTCTTTCAAAGTAAGACCATTTGGATGTCCGGCATGCATTGTTGTATGCAATTTATCTCCTTTTGAATAGATGCTATAAATTGTACGATCTATAAATGATGAATACTCATCCATATTGGAAAGTGCATGCTGTGAGTTGAATCCTTTTGCAAGATAAATATCCATTTCACTTTTTGAAATTGTTTTTAAAGATTTTATTCGTCTTCTTTTTTGATATGGACAAGGACGAATTTCTGTTTCAGGATCGTTTTTTAAGTAATCTTCTACATAGTTTTGAGTCTCGTATGCATCACCAATGACTTCGGCTATAGTGATTTTATCAGAGTTTTTACTTGGAATTAAAATAATATCTCCTTTTTGGATTTCGAAAACAAATCTCGTTATTTTATTGTATATAGCTGTTATTTTCCCTTTAGCAGAACCGTCATCATCATCGTCATCTTCATCGTCAGGATTGGTTGAGGAAGAGTTTTCATATACTTCTATAAGACGTTTTATAGCTTCTTCAGTTTGATTATTTAATATATTAAGAGTGACATAGTCCCACGCAATTGAAATATACTGATGAAGGATGAAGTCATCATAATAATCACCGCTATTTGTTCGTATAATCCAATAATGTCTTTGCGAAGAAATGTTTGGTATGTTTAGTATCTCCAGTATGTTACTTTCCATAGTAATTTTCCTCCTCATATAAAGTGTTTCTATATAATCGCATATGCGGTTATACCAATTTCATCACGGATAACTGTGGTATAAAATACACCACATAATTATCTACCTGTTTACAGATTCCGTACTTATTCCGGTAACACTCAATACATTCTTCCAGAAATTTTTCTGTCACTTCTAGGTATTCTGCAATCTCATATCTGCTCTGGCATCCATGCTCGTAGGCATTTACAAGACCGATCAGCCCGATCAGGCGGTTATACCCATGCAGTCGAGCTTGACGTTCCTGTTTCCGGTTGACAGCAGATGTCATATCGAGGATATTTCCGACAGATGTTTCGTGGTGCCCGAGTTCTTCAGCTAAAGCACAGGTCTTTTCTGAAATGGTCATGTCTTCTCGGATGGCAATAACACCATCACAATACAGTCCTTTTATGTTATTGCTTTCAAAACGGTAATTTAAAACATCGACATCATCTTGATAAGCTACATCTTCTAATTTTTCAAATTTATTCACGTTAGCACCTCAATGTTTCCAATGCCATTATTATTTTCTTCTATTTCTCACAAAATCAGCAAAGTTACGGATTTCTTCCATTTCGGATTCTGTATATTCTTCCCCGTCAAAGTGGGCGGCGAGGGTGGTTGGCTCAGAAGGCTCTGCATATCCGAAAGTGCTTAAAACGTCAGATATACCATAAGCTTTGCACATTATAAGTAAAGCATCTGGCGTTGGTTGACTATTTCCACTTTCCCAACTATAAATAGTTTTTTCGGATGCTTTAAAACCTTTAGAAATTAACAAATCAGAAATATCCTTTACTGATTTCCCGGATTCAAGTCTACATTTTTTTAATATTTCACCAATGGAACTTTTCATATTTTTCCCTCCGATTTGCTTCTTATTTATTTCTGTATCTTGAATATAACACTGAGAATTTAACGTGTCAATAAAATTTCTAAGAAAATCAGAAAAAGGTATTGACATTCTGAGAAATTCAGAATATCATACAATCAAGTTCTAAGAAACTTAGAAAGAGGTGAAAAAATGGACGGAGCAACAAAACAAATTTCTGAGTATATCAGAAAAAAAGGATTTAATCTCTCGGAAATTTCAAGGAAGACAGGAGTACCTTACATGGCGTTATATGACAGTGTTGCAAACGAAAAAAGAGATCGAGATTTGCGTGTAGATGAGTTCTTAGCGCTATGTAAGCACTTAGAGCTGGATCCAATTATATTTTGTCCAACTGATACGGAAAGAGGCGATTAGATGGAAGAGATGAAGAAGGAAATGGAAAAAATGAAAGACCAGATAAAATCATTGAGATTATTTTATCGGGTCCTTAGCATTTGCTTTATTGTGGTAACTATTAGTTTTTTGATTTTTTATTTTCGAATTCAGAAATCTCTTTCTGGAGTGTATCAACTGTTTCCTTTAATGCATCGAGTTGTTCAGATGTTGTAGCGTTAGAAGCTTTTGTATTTTCTAAAATTTCTGAAAGTATTTTAACTTTGGTTTGATGCAACGCAATATTTACAACAGACGAAACAGAAGCACAGCAGAAAGCGAGGTGAGGAAAGATGGTAAGAACGAGAGGAACGGATTCTGCAAGGGTTATTTCTGTGATTGAGACACAGGCACTTAGAGGAAGTGGAACAGAAAGAGATAAGTGCAGAATAGTGACACAGTATTGGGATTTTGATGGAAATTTACTTGCGGAGAATGATCCATGTGCAAAAGAAAAAGAGTAGTTTCCTACTCAGTTTTCTTTCTCTCTTGTTGTTTGGCTTGATCGATGCCAATTATATCAGCATATAATTCTTGTTGATTATGGCGTTCAATATACCATTGTTGGAGTAAAAGCTCAATTAACTTTATAAGTTTTTGAGCTTCATCTGGTTCGATATCAACAATAAGGTTTATATCTTTTTCCATGTGGGCTCCAATATTTCCGATACGGCGCACACCATCTAAAACAGCCCACTGTTCTGTCGGAATTTTATCTTTAATAGCGTTAATTTCTTCAAAAAGATTACCTTTAGAAATTTGGAAAAAATCACGAATCATTCCTTGTAGGCAACGGCGTGATAAAGTTGCTGATGCTTTTGGACTAAGACTAACAATGGAACATGCTTCTTCATAATCAGAACGTATTGCTTGGGGAATATAATCGGGAAAGTGTTTGGCTGTAGATGATGGAAAAAGAGGTATTGTTTTTTGAGGCAATTCAGTTCCAGAATAATCGGCAATACTTGTGATTTTTTGGCAATATGGACATTTATACATATGAATTTTTAAATCATATTTTGCATCGAGTGAATGTCCTTGGCTGGTAGGCGATTTGAAACGGGCGCTAATTTCTGTATAGGTTGAAGCTACAACAGGCATAACGTGATCACAAAATGGGCAAGTGAAGCTACTAGTCATAATTAATCATTCCTTTCATCATTTGTTAGGAAGATTATACCAGACGACAGTAGGACAAATCAACAAGTACAACCAGTATCGCATAGTTTAAAGAGAGGTGGTGGATTTGCAACATATTTTTATTGCAGAAATTGATGGAAAAGAAATTGACATGGCAGTCATGATGCCGGAGGAAAGGCAGAAGGCAGTCATGGAAATGACCAGAAAGTTTGTAGAACATTTAGGATACCAGCAGGAGAAAACCGCGTAAGCGGTACCGGTTGGACAAGCAAAGGAGGGATAAGAGATGTTTTATAAGATTGCAAAGACACTCAGCGTAACGGCAAGTATTATCGGAATCTTAATGATGGCTGGTGCGTGCTCAGTGAAAAGTCAGGAGCTGTTTTACTTATATGCAGCACTTGGAATCACAACACTTACTACCGGAGCGTTTGCACTGGAATATTTCCGGATACGGGAATGGCAGTACCGGAAAAGGAAAATAAGGGAGGCGAAGGAGCATGCCGGAGGAGAAGCAGCGTAAGAAGCGGATTCGGGTGGAGAAGCTGGATGAGTGGATTGAGACTTTGAAATCAATAGAAAGAGTCAACCGTGATTCCGAGTATTTCAAACAAAATGCAATCCCATATTTGGAACAATATGTAGACAGCCTGAAAGAAGCTGGCAGAAAAACAGTAGTATTGGAGGACAAGCAGTGAAAACAGTAAAAGTAACACCGGATAACATTATTTCGATAATAAATGTAGATTTTGATGATTTCCGTGATCTGCAGAAAGCAGTAGGCGGGCATTTTGAAATCGTAAGCACGAAAACATTATATGAGACATTCAAGATGCCTGTGATCATGTTAGTGGATGAGGATGGAATAATGAAACAGAAAGAAGTCAACCGCCTTGGAAGCTATTTTTATGATGCAGACAAGCACGGATGGCCAATCTTAGGAGATATTGTATTTGCAATTGCAGCCGGAGAAGATATTGAAGCACCGGATGATGCGGAAGCTCTGATGGTATTCCTGAAAATGAATTTTTCGTACTTAAAAGAAGAATAAAAAACGCTTGCGAAAAGAAATATCGCAAGCGCCGCAACCATAAAGGTACACGAATAAACTAAGCACTTATAGTGTACCTTTTAGCGGCGGGAAAGTCAAGTATTTACAGGGCAACCGCCCTTTTTAATAACTTGATAAGACTATTAAAATTATGAGGACACGCTATGAAAATCAGAAGAGTGACATATGATTTGGGAAACGTAATAGAGAGGCAGGAATATCTGGACGGAAGGTATGGAGCACCGGGAGAGAAGAGAGCCAAAAAGAAGAAAGCCACACCGGAGGAAGTGGAGCAGGTCAACCAATGGACCAGGGAGAGGAAGGCACGTCACAGACTCCGGATGTATTTCAAAGTGAATGATTACTTCTTTACTCTCACATATCCGAAAGAAGAACGTCCGGCGGACATGAAGCAAGCGGTAAAAGATTTTGAAGATTTTTATAAATATTGCAAGAAGGAATACCGGAAACGTGGCGAGGAACTCCGGTGGCTCCGGAATATTGAATGCGCGCCGTCTGGCAACTGGCATGTTCATGTAGTTCTGAACCGAATCCAGGATACTGATCTGATCATAGCTGCAGCCTGGAAGCATGGGAAGGTTCGGAATAAGCAGTTGCTATACGAAAAAGGAGAGTTCCGGAAACTCGCCCAGTACATCACAAAAAATGAGAAAACACAGAAAAAATATGTGGAGGACGGTGTTCTGGATCACAAGATCAAAGAAGCGAGTTTTTCAAGATCCAGAAATATGCCGCTTCCGGAACCGGAGACGGATATTCTGTACCGGTGGCAAAAAGAACCGAGACCGAAAAAAGGATACTACATAGTAAAGGACACCTATTTTGAAGGAATCAACAAAGCAACCGGATTTCCATATCGGCATTATGAAATGATCCGGATAAGGAGGACGGAAGATGAAGATAGAACTGTTCACGGAAGTAAACTTCCGGGGACCAACCGCAAAAAACGGAAAGTGCATCGCTCTGGTAGAATGCGAGACTAAGAAAGGACCGGCAGTGAAAGCACAGATCGAGACCGAACAGAAGACGACATACCACCGTATGAGTATGATTGCTATCCTTGTCGGTCTGAGAATGCTCCGACCGTGTGAAGTGACTGCCTACACGCCGGATCAGTTCCTGGTCACAACCATAAACGAAGGAAATATGGACAAATGGAAACGGGAAGAGTGGCGCAGACCACATGGAAAAGAGATCAAGAACAAAGAGCTCTGGCAGGAGCTGTCGGAGCAGATGGAAAAACATCGTGTAAGCTTAGAGTTTTCTAAGTCTACGCGGTATTCCGATAGACTACAGTCTAAAATGCGGGAAAAGGAAGAAAACCATGAAATATAGGCAATGGAAAAAGAATTACAAGAAAAAGTATGGAGCAAATCCTCCGTTCGAGCTGGATAAACGAAAACAACGGCGGTACGCAAGGAAAATGGCGAGGCAGATAAATATAACATTGCCGACAATGATGGAGACGTTAACAAAAGAGATTGACGGATGGATGAAAAGCCTAAAATCAGCACTTATCACGATGTGCGAAAGTATGGCAATAACGCTTAATGATACAGCAGGACATTTAAGAGAAGAAAGGGAGGAAAAAATAAAATGACAACCAGTGGAATAACGAATATCAACGCCAAGCTGATCCATCAGCATCCGGATAACCCACGAAAAGACCTGGGCGATTTATCAGAGCTGAGTGAGTCGATCAAGAAGAAAGGAATTATGCAGAATCTTACGGTCATTCCGGGATATTGGGATGAAAACCGGGCGCACCATGAAGAAGGATACACGCTGATCATCGGGCACCGCCGGTTCGCTGCCGGAAAAATGGCAGGCGTAACTATGTATCCGTGCCGGATCGTGCTGGACATGAGCTACAAAGACCAGGTCGGAACCATGCTGGAAGAGAATATGCAGCGCATAGATCTGACGGTCCTGGAACAGGCGGAAGGATTCCAGATGATGCTTAACCTTGGAGATACGGAAGAACAGATTGCGGAAAAGACCGGATTCTCCAGGACAACCGTGCGCCGGAGGCTGGAGATTGCGAAGCTTGACCGGGATCTGGTGAAGGAAAAGACGGATGAAGACGGGGTATATCAGCTAAATCTAAAAGACCTTGCCCAACTGTCGAGAATCGAGGATGTTGAAACCAGAAACCAAATCTTAAAAAATGCAGCGGACTCCAGACAGATCCAGTGGAAAGTAGAAGCAGAGATTAAAAACAGGGAGAGGGAGAAGAATAAGAAGATTATAATCGAGCTCTTGGAGGCAGCAGGAATAAAGAAAGCCACAAAGGAGATAGAGAGAAAACGCTATACCGAAGAGGTAAAAGATAAAAAGAGTATTCCACTGGATAAAGAACCACCAAAGAGAATCAATATCCGCGGAAAAGAACTGTATTATCTGGATGGTTGGAATGGGATTGATGTAGTGGAAAAACTCCCGAAATCAGAAAAGGTTGAAACGGAATGGGACAGGCAGAGAAAAAAGACAAAGCAGTTGAAAGCTTTACAGAAAAAAATGAATGAAAGAAAAAAAGAATTCATCCGGACAATAGCAGACGGAAAAATCGAACTGTTAAAAGATGAGGAACGCCAGAAAATCATTGAAAAGATGATCCGGAACATGATGGAGAAGTCCTGTTGGTTAGGAAATGGAATGGTTCTAAAATTTTTTACCGGGAAAAGCCTGTATGATGCGGATGAGAAAGAAAAGGAAGAAGCAGAAGAAAAAATACAAACACTGGATACGCAGGTGTTACTCCTGATTGCAATGAACAACATGATGGATGATTATATCGGGGATTTGGTAGAGTATTCCGGAGAATACAAAGAGGATGCCGGAAAGAGATACCAGGAATGCTTCAAAATCTTAATGCGTTATGGCTGGAGTTATGAAAGAGAAGAGGCGGATCTGGTTTACGGAAATCATGAGCTATACAAAAAGGAGTCCTAAGATGGAGCAGTTAAGTGTAGAAGACTGGAAACCGGATGACTGCCCGAAAAATATAACCGTAGAAGAATATCTGGCCACATTTCCCAAAATCAAATTAACACGCCGGGAATATCTCCAGACAATTCCATTGTATCATGCGGCTCTGTACCTTGCAGAGACAACCCAAAAAGTACACAGTTCACAGGAATGGTATCTGTATTTAAACGAAAAAGTAGATCAAAACGGGGAGGTGTTATCTGGTGAATATGATGTTTCCGAAACCAACCAAACAGAAGAAACGTAAGAAGCACAAAAAAAGCATCATGCAGCCAAAAGGCGACCGCCGGTGCTACTTGTGCATGTTACTGGATGGAGATTTTACATATAAGCCATATCTGGAAGAGCATCATGTTTTGTTTGGTAATACCCATGCATTTGCAGAGGCGGAAGGTCTAAAAGTAAATCTCTGCCTGGAACATCACCGGAACGGACCGGCAGCAGTTCACAACAATGCCAAGAACGCACGGATCCTGATGACGAAAGCCCAGGAGGTTTACGAAAGAACCCATACAAGGGAAGAATGGATGAAAAACGCCGGAAAGAATTATTTATAGGCACCACAGGAAAATTAATATATCACAAATCTCGCAGAGTGCATGGCTGCCCGGTGTGGCAGCCAGAAAGGAGCGACATGAAGAAAGAGTTGTTTGAACTTAAAAGAAACATGAGGATAGAATTATGCAACATCACAAAGATAACAGGTTATATCGTAGACAATAACAGGGACTGTCGGTTGGAGTTTACCAAGACATTTTTAAATATTCCGGAAACAGAGCAGTTCAAATATTTGGATATTTTCGGAAAGGTCTTATCTGGAAAGCCGGGAAAAAATATGTTCCAGTTGGATTTTCTGGACAAAGAAAGAGCCAGATATTTAAATGCCATTGCAAATACAGAGCTGAAGGACGATGAAGTGCGTCAGATCTTCTTGGAAGAAATTGCAGAGTCCATAGATGTATCGAACAAAACATACACCTTAATCCTGATCGCCAGCGGAATCTATGATATCCCGAAGATTGCCACAGATGGAACTGATCTGTATGAAAGCGAAGAGGTTTACCGGTATATGATTGGTTGCTTATGTCCGGTAGGATTATCGGCAGCAGGATTATCCTATGCACCGGAGCTGGCAGACGTTCAGGAACGGACAAGGGACTGGGTGGTAAGCATGCCGACGCAGGGATTTTTATATCCAGCATTCACAGACCGTCACAGTGATCTGGATCACGTCTGGTACTATAGCAAACGTCCGAACGATCCGGACAAAGGATTGATCACACAGACCTTATGGTGTAAATTACCGTCTACGCCGGAAGAACAGAAAATAGCATTTAGGGAAAGCTTAAATGCAGTGAACGGAAAAGTGAGCCTGGAACAGGCGAAAGATCTGTATCATTCACTTGGAAGAATCAAGGATATTAAATCGGATTCAGAAGATAGAAGGCTGAAAGCAAGCGAGATAGAGAATGTCTTGAAAAACATTGGGATTGATCCGGAGGCGGCAGCAGAAAGTGCCAAAGGCTGCAATATTGCCGAGATTGACACAGAGAACACCGTAAATACGAAGCGATTTGAAATCGGACTTCCGGATGCGCATGTGACCGTAAATGCTGATCGGACGGATCTGGTATCAACCAGAGTGATTGATGGTGAAGAATACATCCTGATCAAAGCAGACGGCGGTATCTGTGCAAATGGAATCATTTTAGAGAACCGGGAGAGGGAGAAAGATGAAGAGGAAGATGACTAAACCCGGCAATATGCGGGCGTTCATCTATCCAGTAACGAAGAAAATGCGCAAAGTAAGACGGAAAGGAACAAAAAAATGAAAGTTGGAGACAAAGTACAGTTAAGGCGCAGGATCTCCCAGAAGGGAGGTAAAACCAGACTCGCCACGGAAAAGGTCACGATCATTGGAATCTATCCGTACCATGTGCAGATCAAGAATGAGAAAGGGATTGCGAGGAGCTACATAAATTGGGAGTGGCAGCAGTTGATTAGTAAAGAAGGAATGGAAGGCGTGGAATCATGGCGCAGGAAGGGGTAACAATGGATAGATTGACAGAATGGATTGGCGAAGGAGAAGACCGACACGCTATACCAAGAATGGATTTGAGAAAAAACGGACACCAGGCGTGCTGTAATAAGCTGGCAGAATATGAGGATTTAGAAGAGACTGGAATGATCTCGAAATGGATTCCGGTGAAATGGCATGTGATATTGGATGCCGAACGGGAAGAGGAAGGAATCCCGGATGATATAGTCTATTATCTGGACTGCCCGATGCCGGAAGATGGTGAAGAAATAATAGTAACAGACGGAAAAAGGGTATGGACCGATGAGAACTGCATAGATATTGTAGGGCATCGCTTGGAAAGTGGAAACGATTGGAAAGATATAAAAGCGTGGATGCCGCTTCCGGAAAGGTATAAAGGATAATGGAAGATAAATATACAAAGATACTTGTATGGATAATTACGACAGTTACAGTAATTATTGGAATGAAATGGACGGGATCGGCGTGGTGCTTATGGGCGCTGTTCATTCCGGCAATGATAGAGTAGGAGGTGATGAAACATTGTATAAAAACCAGGAAGGATATCGTGATCCGACAGCAGGCAAAGCCATCCAGGATGCAAGCCGCATTCCACACCACGTAAAGGAAGCACATAAAGCATTAAAAGATATAGCAAGTCTGCTTGGATTCGAGGTCTTAGTATTAAGAGACAGGAAGACAGGGAGGGTATATCGATGGAAACAGTGAAAGAAGAGAATGAGAAGAAAAAGGAATACCTGAAACAGTACGGCAAAGCATTACGCCAGGAGAAGCGGATCGAGGAAGAGCTGGAACGCTTAAAGATGGATAGGATGCTTCCGGGAGCACTGGCAGCAGATGGGCTGCCAAAAAGCAGCAACCTTTCTGATCTGTCGGATTATGCAGCAGAAGTGGACGAACAGGAACGGAAACTGGTGGAGCAGAGAAAGAAAAGAGTTAGGATCCGGACTGAGATCAGGGAAAGAATTGAGCAGATGGAAGATGAGACAGAGAAAGATGTACTGACTTACTGCTACATAGATCTTATGAGGTGGAAGGATATCTGCAGAAAGACAGGATATGAGTGGGCACAAGTACACCGGAAACATTCAAAAGCACTAAAAAACTTCAAGATGATATAGAATGATACACTTGGTCTGTGGTATAGTGTATTCAGGTAAAGAGATGAACAGGGCAGCAGTCGAAAGATTGTTGCCTTTTTCTTTGCCGTGAATTCCGGGAAGAGATTAGGCGGCTTGCTCTTTTCAGGATTTATATATATAAAAACCCCTTGATGTTTGTTTGTTGTGACTGATTTTTGAAGTACTCTCTCGTATATACATAAGCCGCCAATAATACGGACCATTAGATCAGTGGTAGATCGACCGCCTCATAAGCGGTATGTCACATGTTCGATTCATGTATGGTCCATCACAGAACAGAAGGTGAAAATATATGGCGGCAGGAAACCCCAGAAGCGCGAACGGCAACTTAAGAAGAAAGCATCGGGCAAGACTCAAAGCAATAGGCGGTGAGTGTGGAATATGCAGAGGCAGGCTCGGTCCGATACATTACGATGAACCAAGTGACAGTAATCATCCATTGTCTTTCGTAATCGATGAGATTAAACCGGTATCGAGATGGCGTGAGTTCGGTTACAGCTCAAAAGAGGCAGCTGCTCAGGACTGGAACAACCTGCAGGCGGCTCATTACTGCTGTAATGCGGCCAAAAGCAATCGAACATTAAATGAATTATCAAGGTGTCAGCAAAGCCTTAAAACGAACGTTACAGATGGTGCCTGGTGACGGAACCAAAGGGGGGTGGGGAGGGTACCCCGCCACGCGGCGGCGGCGACCACCGCTGTCCAGCGCCGATTTACACACAGGAAAATTTTTGAAAGGTGAATTTAGATGGGAAGAGCTAAGAGAATGGCAACTGTAACAAGCGAGGGAAGCCGCTTGGAACGCTTGGAAAATTTAGCACTGATTCTCGCAAAACAGATTGATATATGCGCGAAAGATGCTGTTGATGGTCCAAAGACAATGCCACAGCTCTCCAGGCAATACAGAGAAACAATCAAAGAAATTGAAGAAATAAAAGGAATGGAGAAAGACGATGACGAAATCGGAGAAATCCTGTCGGCACGAAAAGCTGATGGGAAGCCAGACACCGTCCGATAGAATTGTTCCGGATTACGCTTATACGGATGGCCCCGATGCGGTAAAAGTGCTTGCGGTCGGGAAATTGATTGTGGATCCGTGGCAGAGTGAAGTGCTGAATGATTGGATGGGGCGTACAGAGGATGATGTTTGGTCGGCGCCGACATGTGGCTTATCTGTTCCAAGACAGAACGGGAAAACACTGGATACTTCCGGGCGGATTGCATCCGGAATGATCCTGTATGCAGAATGGGTTATATACACAGCTCATCTGCAGAAAACTGCAACAGAAACCTTTATGGAATTGCGCGGCCTGTTTGAAAGCAGAGGACTCCGTAAGTATGTAAAAGAAATTAAGGCGGCACTCGGAAGAGAACAGATTATTCTAAAAAATGGTGGAAGAGTAGTATTTGTTGCCAGAACAAGGAATGGTGGTCGAGGACTGCATGGCGACTGTCTTGTGTTTGATGAAGCGCAGGAATTGACAAGCGAGCAGCAGGCATCTTTTTTGCCGGCAATATCAGCGTCAAGGAATCCACAGACGATTTATCTTGGAACGCCACCGGATGAAAATTGTACCGGCACAGTATTCCGGAAGATAAGAAAACGGGCAACGGAAGGTGAGAGCAAATCCACAGCCTGGACAGAATATTCTGTGAAAGAGATTGGAGATGTTACTGATCGTCGGAGATGGGCGGAGTGCAATCCGGCATTAGGGCGCAGAATGACAGAAACAACCATAGCTGCAGAGTGTGAGCAGATGGATGCTGACACATTTGCAAGAGAGCGTCTTGGCTGGTGGTCGCCAATCAATAATGATCAGGATTATGCAATTGATAAGAAGAAATGGGAAGCGTGTGTTTCGGAAAAAGAAAAGCCGGAAGGGAAAACTGCTTATGGCGTAAAGTTTTCTTCTGATGGTTCGGCGGTAGCATTATGCGGAGCTGTCTGTCCGGATGCAGGGAAAGCGAGAATTTCACTGATCGAGCTAAAAGCAACTGACAGAGGAATCCAGTGGCTTGCGGACTGGCTGAATCAGAGATACAAGATGGCAAGCTGTGTGGTGATCGATGGAAGAAATGGAGTTGACTTCCTGATAGAGAAGATAACACCGGTGTGGAAATATAAGCAGTCAATTGTTCGGCCGGCAGCAAAAGAAGTGATAGCAGCGGCGAGTCAGCTATCACAGGAAATCAATGAACAGACTGTAACATGGTATAAATACCAAGAGATACTGAATGAGTCAGCAATTACGTCTGTAAAAAGACCGATTTCCGGTGGCTGGGGATTTGGTGGAGAAAACTCAATCCCGATTGAAGCAGCAGCACTTGCACTCTGGGGATGCCGGACATCGAAACGAAATCCGAGCAGAAAGATGAGGATAGGATAATGGAGTTAAATTTTGGAAGAGTAGAAGGATTACCACCGGAAGAACAACAGTGGCTTCAGGAATTGAAATACATATATGATTATCACAGAAGTGCAAATAGGAAAAAGCGCCGTTATTATAACGGAAAAGTCACACTGAATGAAGTGAATCTTGGGATTGCATTGCCAGCAGGTCTTGGAAAACTTGAGATTGGATGTGCCTGGGGAGCAAAAACCGTTGATGTACTTGCGGGAAGATCGATGTTTGATGGGTTTGTTACAGAAAATGGAACGAAGTCAGAAGATATGGATCAGATTATGAAAAGGAATCATTTGATAGCGGAATACAATAAAGCGGTCAAAGAAGAACTGAAATACGGTTGTACATTTGCGGCGGTATCCGGAGAGAAAGATGATGCAAGAGTACGGTTTTACTCTCCGCATTGTGCTGCAGCTTCGTGGAATGCACACGAAGGACGCATCCGATGTGGATTTGCCTTTGAAGATGCGCGAAGAGACGAGTCGGATGTTACATGGTCTCCGGAACATGTAAATTTCTATACAGACACAGACATCTGGGAACTGGATCGGATTGGAGGTGCATGGTATGCTACGCAGAATCCCCATGATTTCGGAGAACCCCTTATGGTGGCTCTGATCTGGGACGCAACAAACGATAAACCATTTGGTCAGTCAAGGCTAAAAGAGCCGGTCCGCAGACTAATCCAGGGATATGTAAGAACAGTCGCAAATGCAACGATTGGACTGGAATTTGCCACTTCTCCACAGAAATATCTGCTCGGGGTGTCAGATGAACAATATGATATGTTGATTGATAATAAATTCAAACAGTATGTTGGAAGTATTCTCTACAGTACCAATAATCCGGAGACTGGGGAAAAGCCGAATTTCGGGCAACTTTCGCAGGGAAATATTGAACCACATGTTCAGATGCTCCGGATGCTTGCCACGCAGTATTCAGCGGCAACGGGATTGGCGGTTACGGATGTTGGTGTGATAAATGATGCAAATCCGACTTCCAGTGAAGCAATTATTGCACAGTCACAGACCTTGATCCTTATGGCAGAACAGTTGAATAAATCAAATGGTGATGCATTGTATCGGATTGGACGGATGGCACTTGCAATTGAACTTGGAACGATTCCGGATGAGCTTCCGGAAGAAACACATGAGCTGATTGCACATTTTAAGAATCCGGCAATGCCAAGCGTGGCATCTACTACAGATGCAGCACTCAAAATTGCGACAGCGCGACAAGGATTTGCACAGACAGATATTTTCCTTGAAATGATTGGTTTTGATCAGGCGGATATCCGGCGAATCAGAGCGCAGGAACAGAGAGCAAAAGGAGATGCTATCTTGACGGAGGAATTTGGAAATGCAGATAACGGAGAAGGCGTGGGTGGAATACATAACGAAGATGTCACAGATTAGCCAGAAAGCAGCGGATCTGATGCAGTCCTGGGTTCAAAAGAATGGACTGGAAAATGATAAAGCACTTTTGGAATACGCCTATGCACTGTCACAACACTATGGACAGGCTATCGGTGCATTATCGTGTCAGATGTATGAAGCGACAGCAGCGGCACAGGGAGTAATAGTCCCTACGGCAGAAGTAGCAGATCTCCCGGACTATGGGGAAGTGGCGAAAGCAATAAAAGGAACAAAAAGGCAGTCTCCGAACAATATTCCCGGAACGCTTGCAAGGCTTGTAAAACAGGTAGGTGCAGATACGACACTGAAAAATGCAGAGCGTGACGGGGCACAGTTTGCCTGGGTGCCACATGGGGACACCTGTGCTTTCTGCATTACGCTTGCGTCAAGAGGATGGCAGTATAGGTCAAAAAAGGCGTTACGGAACGGACATGCTGAACACATTCATGCACATTGTGATTGTGAGTATGCGGTCCGGTTTGATGGAAAAAGCACAGTGGCAGGCTATGATCCGGATAAATATCTGGAAGAATATTACGATGCCAACGGGGATATCAATGAAATGCGGAGAAAGCGATATGCACAGAATAAAGATGTGATCAATGCGAGAAAACGAGAATTATACGCAAGTAAAAAAGCGGAAAAACTTGAAAAATTGAGGCGGTCTGATATACTGATATCAGGAGCGAGAATCACAGATCTGAATAGTGCAGAAGCTGATGAATTTGCGGAGATGTACTATGAAGAGATTAGACATTTTTCAACTGATTCAAAGAAAATAGCAGATAATCTCGGTAAGGAAGAATCTGACATAAGAAAAATTAAGGCATATTTATTTGAAGATGATTCTTTGATAGATCCGGATACGGGAGAAAGCAGGCAGTTTGATCCAGATTGCGCGATTGCACAGAGCTGGCAACGCTTGATGAATGGAAAAGACATTAAACTTCATGACAAAACTTTGATAGAGCATGAGTTGTTGGAAATGAAAATTAAGCAAGAAAATCCGGGCATAGATCATGTAAAAGCACATGAATTGGCATCGGAAAAATATAATTATCCGAAGGAGGCGCTGGAATATTATGGTAATCTTAAAAAACATAAAAAAAGTCAGTGATAGTATTTCGGCAAGTTACTATCCAGAAGGAAAAGAGCCGGCAGGTTTTATGAAAATACGAATTCCGGAAGGAGAGATTGTAGAACATGAAAATGCAAGCATGTTTGCAGCACCACACGTGAGGCGAGAACTGAAACGGATTGCGAAGATGGATAATCCACCAAAAGAAAAAACGGTAATATGGTATTAAAAGCCACTGATCGGAAACGGTTGGTGGTATTTTTATACTCATTTTTAAGAAAGGACAAGGTGAAAAAATATGATTATCACAGGAATGGCGCATTTTGAGAGTGTTGCACAGAAGAAACTTGTTGAATGGTACCACAAGAACAAACCAGAGGTTCAGATCGATCTCGGAAATGTATTCGTAGTATGGTCGTGCAAAACACTTCAGAATTATAAGTGCCTTGCATCAACCACTATCAGCGGAGATGGTATCTATGCCGAATACACCTATAACGGTGACAAGCAGGAACTTTATGAGGATGTATACGGTAAAATAACAAATACATGTCACACAGAAGAATAGGAGGTACAAATCTATGAAGAAATTGTTTATTTCACAGCCAATGAGAGGAAAGTCTGATGAAGATATTCTGACAGAGCGTAAGAAAGCAATCGAGAGTGCAGAGAAGGCGATTGGCGAGCCAGTAGAAGTGATTGATTCATTCTTCCAGGAAGCACCGGTAGATGCAAAGCCACTGTGGTTCCTTGGAAAATCTCTGGAACTTTTAGCAGGTGCAGATATCGCATATTTTGCGAAAGGATGGCAAGATGCAAGAGGATGTAGAATCGAGCACACTTGTGCTGTTGAGTATAACATTGATCGAATCGAACCGTAGGAAGGCGGTGATCCAGATATCTCCCTTTAAGGCGCAGGGTTACGCGTCTTATTTTTATGGCAACACGTGCCTTAAACGTGGCAACTAAAAACACTCAAATCAGGAGGGGAACAAGATGGCAGATGACAAAACATTTACTCAGGCAGAAATGGATTCAATCATAGAGGGACGCCTTGCGAGAGAAAGACAGAAATATGCAGATTATGATGACCTGAAAGAAAAGGCAAGTAAGTACGATGAGTACCAGGCGCAGAATAAAACGGAACTTCAGAAGGAAAAAGAAAAGTCCGATGCGCTTCAGGCAAGATTAAGCGCACTTGAAAAGAAAGACACTGTAAGACAGGTAAGAGAAAAAGCAGCAAAAGACACTGGTGTACCGGTAGAATTACTGACAGGGGAAGATGAGGAAACCTGTAAAAAACAGGCAGAAGCGATTATGAAATTTGCGAAGCCGAAGAGTTATCCGGGGACTAAGGGGAACAGAAAAAAGACAACAGAGTACAACTCAACGGATGATGCAATGAGGGAATTTGCACATCAGATTTTTGGTAAAGGAGAATAAAGAATATGGCAGCACTTATTAGTTCAGATTTTGAAATTCCGGCAGAGATTTCGCAGGGGATTTTTGAAAAAGCACAGAAAGGATCTACTCTGGCGCAGTTATCCGGAGCAAGACCGCAGAAATTTGGAAAGCAGCAGGTATGGGTACTTACATCGCCACCGAAAGCAGAACTCGTAGGAGAGGCAGGGCAGAAATCGCCAACCCCAACTGCATATGCTTCTAAAACAGTAAATCCGTTCAAACTGCAGGTTACCATGAGATTTTCGCAGGAAGTACAGTGGGCAGACGAAGATGTACAGATTGGCGTACTGCAGGATCTGGCGTCAAATGCGTCAATCGCACTGGGAAGAGCATTGGATCTTGTTGGAATTCACAAAATCAATCCGCTTACAGGAACGGTATCAAGCCTTGTAAAAGAAGGGCTGGTTGACACGAAACAGAGTGTGCAGCTTGCAGGCACAAAGTATGATGAAGCAATCGAGGCGGCAGCAGGAATGATCATCTCATCTGGTTATGTACCGAGTGGTATTGCAATGGATCCAACACTTTCCTTTGGCCTTTCCACTATGAGGGATGCGAATGGAAGAAAGATTTATCCGGAAATTGGATTCGGACAGAATCTGACAAATTTTGCCGGAATGACTGCGGCAGTATCTGATACAGTTTCTGCAAAAAATGAAATCACACCGGATACGAAGTTACTTGGAATCGTAGGACAGTTTGATGCGTTCAGATGGGGAGTGCAGAGATCAATTGGCGCTCACTTGATCGAATACGGTGATCCGGATGGACTTGGAGACCTGCAGAGACAGAATCAGATCGCAATTCGTGCAGAAATTGTATATGGAATTGGAATAATGGATCAGGCAGCATTTACAAAGATCGTGAAGGCGGAAGGGTAATATGAAATATTTATACAAACAAACTGGAATAGTAGTGGAGTCTGACAATGTGTTAGACTCCACAATGTTTAAGCTGATTATTGAAGAAAAAACCGAGGATTTGATCGAGGATAGCGAAACAGAAACAGGAGTTGCAGAAGCCGAAAATACAGAAGAACCTGTGGAAGAACTCGAAGAACCGACAGAAGACTCAGTGATTCCAGATATAGAAGAACCAGTCGAAGCAAAGAAAGAGGCATCAGCTAAGAACACCAGAAAGAGAACGCAAACAGCGAAAAAGTAGGTGATACAATGATATACGCATCAATCGAGGATATTTGGAGACGAAAAGGAACAGATATTTCGGATACAGATTATGTAACGGCACTCTTAGAGGATGCAGCGATCATCATTGATGCATATAACCGCAATGCTACAGACGAGGCAAAGAAATTAGTGTCATGCAACATGGTTATTCGGACGCTCGGAAGCAGAGAGGAAGGTGTACCTATTGGAACGACACAGACAACTACGACAGCAATGGTATATTCGCAGACCTGGACAAATGCAAATGGAAGCGGCGAATTGTATCTGACTAAATTGGATAAGAAAATCCTTGGTGTCGGGAATCGAATTGGCTATTTTAATCCATATTCGGATTTGATGCAGGAGGAAGAGGCTAATGATTAAAGGAATACCGGTGAAGCTTTACGAACGGACCGCAAGTGGGACAGATACATTCGGACATCCGATATATACAGAGGCACCTGTGACCGTGGAAGACGTGTTGGTTGCTCCGGCATCGACAACAGAAGTGCTGGATATGCTTAATATTACTGGAAAAAAAGCAGTCTACAATATCGCGATTCCAAAAGGAGATACGCATACCTGGCAAGACTGCAGAGTGGATTTTTTTGGTACATCATGGCGGGTAATTGGATTCCCTCAGCAAGGAATTGAAGAAAATATTCCTGGAAGATGGAATCAGAGATGGATGGTAGAGTGTTATGGCTAAAACGAAAGTTGAGTTAAATCGATCCGGTGTAAGAGAGTTAATGAAATCTGCAGAGATGCAGGCGATTTTACTGGAACAGGCAAATCAAATATCATCCGATGCAGAAAAAGAGTCGTATGTTGCGCAAACGAGAGCGGTTGTAAAAATAAATGGAGATGATGGAAACAACAGCTTGTTGAAAGCGATGGGTAGAAAAAATGATCGAAGAAAAGGTTAGAAAATATCTGGAAGCCATGCTTGATATTCCGGTAAGGATGGAAGAAGAGCCGGGACTTCCAGAGGAATATATCCTAATTGAAAAGACTGGATCCGGTGAAGAAAATCATATTGCATCAGCAACTCTTGCAATCCAGTCTTATTCAGGATCCCTTTATGGGGCGGCATCACTCAATGAAAGAGTGAAAGAAGCAATGGAAAAAATTGTTGAAATGGATGATATCAGTAAGTGCCAGCTTAACAGCGACTACAACTATACGGATACAACAAGGAAGAAATATCGGTATCAGGCTGTATATGATATGGTTCATTTCTGATGAAGGAGGATAAAAATGTCAGATGCTAAAAATGTAAGTACAGGCAAGCCGAAAGTAGGCGGCGCGATTTTTAGAGCACCGCTCGGAACAACATTGCCAACAGATGCAACCACAGCATTAGATGCAGCATTTAAGTCACTTGGATATTGTTCGGAGGATGGACTCACTAATTCTAATAGTCCGGAAACTGACAACAAAAATGCTTGGGGCGGCGACACTGTATTGAATATGCAGACCAGTAAGAAAGATAATTTTAAGTTTACGATGATCGAAGCCTTGAATGTAGAGGTCCTGAAGAGCGTTTACGGAGATGATAATGTTACCGGAACACTTGAGGAAGGGATTACGGTAAAAGTAAATGCAGATGAAGCGGAACAGAATGCGTGGGCTGTAGATATGATTCTGAAAGACGCAGTGAAGCGTATCGCTATTCCGTGTGCAAGCATTACGGAAGTCGGAGACATTGTATATAAGGACGATGATGCGATTGGATACGAGATAACGTTATCGGCAGTACCGGATGCGGACGGACAGACACATTACGAATATATTAAGAGGAATAAGAAATAATGAAGGGAAAAACAAGCAGTGGTTTTGAGTATGAGTTAGATGAAGCGGCGTTGGATGATTATGAACTTCTGGAAGATCTATGTGAAATGGATGAAGGAGACATGACAAAAACAATCAGCGTATTAAACCGTCTTCTTGGAACAGAACAGAAAGAACGTTTGAAAGAACATTTACGAATGGAGAACGGAAGGGTACCGGCGTCGAAAATGATGAATGAAATTGGAGAAATTTTCGGAAATGTAAAAGAAGGAAAAAACTCTTAGCCCTCGCCTACATGCTTAATTTAGATAAGGACGCACTTTTGTGCGATCTTGCAGAAACATATCGTATTTATGACTATAAGTCGTTACCGTGCAGAATGGTAGCGACTTTTTCTTGTGGGTTGAGGGAAAATTCAAGAATCAAAATGAAAATGGCAGGGATAGATCCTATACCGGAACAAATTCTTATGACAGCTATTGCGGATGGAACACGTATGACCGCTTGGTTACAATCCGAGGATGGAGCGACTGGGAAAAACCGTCCGAAGTCATTGCTTGGAATGATCATAGGTGATGGAACGGAAAAATCCAAAGAAATTCAGACGTTTGATTCTGGAGAAGATTTTGACAGAGAATGGGCGAGATTGACGGGAAAGGAGGGATAAGATGGCTACGGAACTTGCAAAAGCGTATGTGCAGATCATACCATCGGCGGTAGGAATTCAGGGAAGAATTAAAAAAGAAATAGAGCCGGAAGCAGACTCAGCCGGAAGTTCTTTTGGCGGGAAAATGGTTGGCATGATCAAAAAGGTTATTGCCGCAGCAGCAATCGGGAAAGCTCTGTCAGCAAGCATCAGTGAAGGCGCAGCACTCGAACAGAGTCTTGGTGGAATTGAAACATTATTTAAAGATTCTGCCGATAAAGTGAAAGCAAATGCGGCAAAAGCCTACCAGACAGCAGGAATGAGTGCAAATGACTACATGGAACTAACTACAAGCTTTTCAGCGAGCCTTCTTAGTTCCCTTGCTGGCGACACCTCCAAAGCTGCAGATGTGGCAGATATGGCAATGGTAGATATGTCTGATAATGCGAATAAGATGGGAACCAATATGGAAGACATCAAAAATGCATATCAGGGATTTGCCAAACAGAACTATACAATGCTGGACAACCTGAAGCTTGGATATGGTGGTACGAAGTCGGAGATGGAGCGTCTCTTGGCAGATGCACAGAAAATCAGTGGCGTGGAATACAATATTGATAATCTATCAGATGTCTACAGTGCAATTCATGTGATCCAGGGACAGTTGGATATTACCGGGACGACAGCCAAAGAAGCGGCAACGACTATATCAGGATCATTTAATCAGATGAAAGCAGCGGCCAAAAACGTAATGGGAGAAATTGCTCTGGGAATGGATGTGGGACCGGCACTTAATGAACTGGCTAATACGATTATAACATTTGCAGTTGGGAATTTGCTTCCAGCAGTATGGAATGTTATTTCCGCGTTGCCATCAGCGATCATTACGTTTGTAACGGCGCTTGGTCCTCAGCTATTCGCTGCTGTGTCCGGATTGATTCCACAAATTGCAAGCGGAATCACAACAGGAATACCGACTCTTTATCAGAGCGCAATGCAGCTTATGGATCAGTTTAATATCGGAATCCAGGAGCAACTCCCGATCTTGTTGCAGAAGGGTGTGGATTTCATAACAAACATTGTGAATGGAATCTTGCAAAATTTACCGCAAGTAATAACGATGGCGGGCAATGTTATTACATATTTTGCCAACACAATTATCTCGATGCTTCCAACAATATTGAGTGCTGGTGCAAGATTACTTTTAAGATTGGTAAATGGAATTATAAATAATCTGCCACAAATTGCTCAGGCTGCAGCAACTGCAATTGTGCGTTTTGTAGCGTCAATTGGACAGAATCTTCCACAGATTCTTCAGAGTGGTATTACGATTATCGCTAAGCTGGCAGCAGGCTTGATACGTGCTATTCCGAATTTGGTTGGACAGATACCGGCAATTATCAGCGCAATTGTGAATGCTTTTACGAGCCAGAACTGGGGAAGTATTGGAATCAATATCATAAGCGGTATCGCATCCGGACTTCGTTCGGCGGCACATATGCTATGGGATGCTGTAAAAGGTGTTCTTGGTGGATTTAAAGAAAATGTTCTGGCATTCTTCGGAATTCACTCACCGTCACGTTGGGGAGCTTATGTTGGAGAGATGATCGATACCGGAATTGCGAATGGATTGATTGGCAAGACAACATTAGTATCCAATGCAGCAGCAGAGCTTCAGAAGTCTGTAAAAAAACCAATTGGAACAAGTATGGACCTTACAATTTCTGGCAAAAGCAGCACTGAAAGTCAGAACAGCACGATTGCAGAGAAGCTGGAAGCATTACTGGAATATTTAAAAACAACATCCAGACGTGGAGACGGCAGTATAGTTATAAATTTAAATGACAGAGAAGTAGCAAGAGCTTTGAGAGAAATGGGGGTTGTGTTTGAATGATCGAGATTAAATATGTATGTTCCAATGGAGAAGAATACAATCTGATCGGAGACAAAATGAGAGCAACCTCCGGATATTTCCATGCTTATGAGTGGAAACCCAATACAACAGAAAGAGAAATGGGTGTAACGGTGAATGCTTTTGAAAAAGAACCGGTGACGTATGATATTACTCTTACCGTGAGAGGCAAAGAAAAAGAAAGAAAGCAGATCCTTAATAAGCTTACGAATGCTTTTGAATACGATGTGGTCAATCTGACTCCAGGAAGAATTTACTATGGCGAATACTACATTGATGGATATGTAAAAAAATCAAGCAATGAAGTATCGAGTGAAAATAATAGTCGTACAGATTGCAAGATAGAAATATACTGCCCGTATCCATTCTGGTCGATGGAGCAACAGGAAAGCTTTTATCCGGATTCTGCAAATAAAGGAAAGCCATATACATTCTTAGACTATCCGATAACGTATAATTATGATTATTCAAGAAAGAGTGCCGGAACGCAGAACTGGATTATCGATCATTTCCGAGATAATAACTTTGAAATGGTAATATATGGTCCATGCGCTGATCCAAGAATACTGATAAACGGTTATCCTTATCAGATTTATGAGACGTTAGAAGCAGGTGAATATATATTAATCGCCAGCAGAGAGAAGACGATCACAAAACATCTGAGAAATGGAACTGTGCAAAATATTTTCGCAAAAAGAGCGAAAGACAAAAGTGTATTTACACTGATTCCGTCTGGCGTACTGATTATTAACTGGAGTGGTGAATTCGGCTTTGATATTAAGGTATACAAAGAAAGGAGCGTGCCGGAATGGAACTGGTCTATACGGATCCGATAGGCAAAGAGCTCGGATATATCTTAAATGCAAATGTAGACATGGAAATCGGAGAAGATGAGAAAAGCTCAATCAATGATTTTGAGATCGAATTTAAGAGATCCGGTTGGAATGGTACGGTTGAGTTCGGAAGTCAGGTGTATGTTCCGGACACAGAGTATGGCGGAATAGTTCGAGAGGTAACTACAAGCACAAAAGCGAATAGTATCACCGTAAAGGGATATACTTGGCGCGGAATGATGACGAAAAAAATAATCAAGCCGGAAAAAGGACAGGATTATGCGATAGCATCCGGAGAAATAAATGAAATCATCAAAGGAAAAGTAGAAGAAGCATTTCCAGGCTTTTTCTACGGAGTTGTTGAAGATACAGGCATTCAGTTAACGAACTATCAGTTTGACCGATATTGTACGCTACATGAAGGTTTAAGGAAGATGCTGCAATCCGTAGGTTACCGCTTGGAAATCAAGTATATTCAAGGCGATAAATACGAAATGGGCTATGTTCAAGTAAGAGCTGTTCCTATCGTAGATTATTCATCGGAATACGAATTTTCAAACGATCAGAACATGAATTTTACGATGGATGACAACAAAAGAGGCGTGAATCACTTAGTATGCCTTGGAAAAGGAGAGTTAAAAGACCGCCTGGTTATCCATTTGTATGTCGACGAAAAGGGAAACGTAGGACAAACGCAGTACTATCGAGGAATTGATGAAATCGAAGAAACTTACGATAGCTCCGGATCAGAATACGATGACCTACTCAAAAATGGAATTGCGAAACTTACAAATTCCAAGAATAAGACAGAATATGACATGACGATGGAGAAAATAGAAGGAAGTATGGATATTGGAGACATCGTTGGTGGCCGAGATTATCTAACCGGTGCCAGCATGAAGAAGCCGATCGGAAGGAAGATATGGACGATTTCAGCTGGCAAAGAAAAAGTAGAGTATAAATTGGAAGGAGAGTCTTAATGGATATAATTACAGGATATACCGGAAGTCCACATGTTACTGCAGAACAGGACAGAGATATCAATATTGGAATTTTTGGAAATGAATCTTATGTGTTGCAAACAGGATCACAGTTGACTGCGGAAGTATCGTCAAACAATGAGATTAAAGTAAGAGACGGTGTGATCATGCATCAGGGGTGTGCTGCATCGATTAAAAAGAACACATACGATTCTCTCGCAATTACAAACGGATCACAAGGAATGAAAAGAGTAGACCTTATCGTTGCCAGATACAGTAGAGATCCAAGTACAAATGAAGAATCACTTACCTTGAAAGTAATCCAGGGAACACCAAGCGAAAACAGTCCGACTGTACCAGGTTATACAACAGGAGATATACAGTCAGGAGATCTTGTAGCAGACATGCCACTTTACCAGGTCATTCTCAATGGACTTAATATTACGGAAGTTAAGAAGTTGTTTAGTGTGCAGGGATCTATTGCTGAATTAAGTAGCAATTTAACCAAAACCAACACTGTTTTAGAAAACAGAAAACCAATAATCGTTGATTCAACTGCACAAGGAACAGTAAATTTGGATACTAATAAGTATAATTCCTTGAAATCTGGTATTACATATGCTTTTGTTGTTACGGTTTCCTCGAATCTTAACAGTGAAAGCTATAAACAGGAAATCGCTTGTGCATTAAACGGTGTAAATATGGGAAACAACGGAAACTATTACAAGCTAACATCTAACTTTATGGGGAAATGTTCCAAGGGCGACAAGATCAATATTACCTCATTCAAAAATGGAGGTTCATGGACGCTTTTTGCGACAAGAGCTATTTTTATACCAGTTAGCTAATTAGCTAAAATAAGCCGTTGCTGCAACCATTGCAAATGAGGCACTATCTGTACCGACGATATATACTCCACCATTTTTTATGTATATACGTGCTCGTGTTCCAGCAGGTCCACCATTATGCATAGCTATCGGAATAAGACACTCGAATTCGTCATAACCATTTGGTGTCATTCCTGATGGGACATTTCCTAGATATTGATCGTTTGCAAATTTTCCGTTATCTGAAAATCTTATCGATCCAGCAACAAATACCATGTGACCTATTTTGCGGAATTTTAGCTTTTCTGAAAGATTATTTGCATTAGTCATATATTTCCAACCAGAATCGGCAGTTGCCGTTTTCAAATTGGTATTTGTAGTTGCTAATTCTGTGCTCAAAGCAGATATTTTTGCATTTGCATTTGTCAAATTGCTACTTAATTCAGTACGCCAGTTGATATACTGAAAGCAAAAAAAGGAGCAATGTATGGAAGCGAAAATAATGGATGTATTGCGAAGAATGCAACCGGTTTTAGATGAAATGCAATTACGTGAGCTGAAAGAAGTGCTGCAGATGACATTTACCGGATGCAGAGTAATCCAGGAAACGGACCTGCAGGTTGTAGACAGGAGCTGGGAAGTGGATCTGGAAGAGTTTCTGATGAGTAAAGCACTGGAAGGAAAAGCATCAAAGACAGTGAAGCAATATCGGTATGAACTGGTTCGGTTACTGACCTATATCAATAAGCCAGTGAAGAACATAGATTCTGGAGATATTTCTGGATTCATGCGGGCTTATAAAATGATCCGCAAGGTAGCAAACCAGACACTAAAGAATGTCCGGGCAGTGTATAGCAGCTTCTTCGGATGGCTGCGAGATCGTGACCGGATTCGGAGAAATCCGATGGTGCTGGTGGAATCTATAAAAGTAGAAAAGAAGATCCGGAAACCATATACTGATGAAGAACGGGAGCGGATGCTGCGTAAATGCAGCAGTCTTCGGGATAAAGCGTTACTAGAATTCCTATATAGCACAGCAGTCAGAGTATCGGAGCTTTCAGAGATTAACAGGGAAGATATCCGGTATGCGAATAAAGAGCTGATTGTATATGGAAAAGGAGCGAAAGAAAGGACGGTGTACATCAATGAACGAACCAACATGTACCTGAAAGAATATCTGGAAAGCAGAAAAGACAATGATCCGGCGCTATTTGTCGGAAGCAAGAAACCGAATAGCCGGCTGACGAAAACAGGAATTGAGGATATCATCCGGCGGATCGGAGAGAAGGCGGGCGTAGAAAATGCACATCCGCATCGATTCCGGAGGACGGCTCTGACAAATGCACTGAACCGCGGAATGCCTCTGCAGGAGGCTATGATATTTGCGGGACACGCAAAGTCAGAGACAACCATGCGATACTGTACGGTGAATCAGGAAGGTGTACGGTATCATCACTTTAAATATTTAAGTGCATAAGTAAATAAACTTATTTATTTACACTCGGCATTGGTCGGGTGTTTTTTGTATGCGCTTTTATATATGTAACTTTATCAACCAGTCAAAGGAGGGATTCTGAACTAAGTAGCAATTTATTAAATGTAAAAGCAGATTTGATAAAAGCAAATAATAATATTGCAATCATAAACAGTAATCTGATTTCAATCGTAGAACGCGGAACCAAAAATAACTACAATTACACAAAATATTCCAACGGCGACATGGTTATGTGGAGTAAATATACTTGGAATACCAATCTTGCAACCAGTTGGTATAACTGGTATTTTGCTTCTAGTGCTGCAGTTGGTTTTCCAGTAGCATTCAAGGAAGCTCCTTTAATTATAGTATCTCCGGCAAAGACTAACGAACTGTATGGTCTTGGAGTTACCGAAGTGACTACAACCGGGTACAAGCTTACAGCATACAGTCCAAAGCAAGGAATGTGTTATGTACAAGCTGATATGCTTATAATCGGAAAATGGAAATAATTCTAATATGTTCCGATTGCAATATAGTCCATATAAAAAGCTTTATTTGTATATGCTGCAAAATATCCTAATCGAAGTTGGGAGATTCCATTCAAGGTTGTGGTTTTTCCAAGAATCATAACCCAATCGTCACTATTTTGAGTTATTGTACAACCTCTTAAAGATTTAAACGGTTTTGGAAATGTTGATTGTTCTATTTTGGTACTTACACCCGTATACCCAGTGCCATTTTTTTGCAATGAGGCATATACGTGAATTGTTCCGGCACATATTTGAATCCTATTTTTAGGGAATCGTATACAAATGCTTTTTGTGGATGAATCTATATAAGTTTCATATAAATTGCTATTTAATTCAGAATCCCTCTAAAAAGAAGAAAGGGGCAAACAGAAAAATGAAAATCACATTCAATGATGGTCAGGAACTGCAGATCCAGCAGGTCACTGAGCAGACGGATGGTGCACTTCTGATCAAGACCATTTCAGCATCCGAGGATCAGCTGAAGACTTTATTTTCTGATCCGACAACAACTAAGAGAATGTCTGTGAGCGAACGGGATGAAGATACCGTTGTGTATGAAAACTACACAAAGCTCGATGCAATCGTGAAGTACACGGCCGGCATCCTTGGTGTGCTGATGTACCGGGAAGGAGAAGATCCGGACAGCCGGATAGCAGCTCTGGAGACACGACTTAAAGAAGCAGAAGAGAAAAATACGAACCTGCAGTCAAGAGTCGAAAAAGCGGAGGAGAAAAATGAAATGCTCGAAGGATGCATTTTGGAAATGTCTGAAACGGTATATCAGTAAAACGATAATTGTATTAACCATTTTATTCATATTATTACAAATTTCAGGAGGAAAAGAAATGATGGCAATGTTATGGGCACAGCAGATTATGTTAGGAAAGAAAACTTATTCACAGGTACCGAGACTTTTAAAGGACAAGGTAAAAGAGGTCCTGATTGATTCCGGAGCAGAAGATCTGGTAACAGAGGAGCAGTAGTATGGACAATATCGTATCTGCAAAATTAGATTCCAGATACGCATCCACGCTGGGGGTATGGCAGTATGATTACGGTCAGGTGCTCCGGATCACAGGTCCGGAGCTTCCACCGGCAGTGGAAGTGCAGTTTTCGCTGGACGAGAAATTAGGAGAGACATTATCCAGAGTCGGCACGACGGTAGACGGAGTTACAGAGGTAAAGATTCCGGATGAATTACTGACACACAGTGCGACAAGTAATTACCGGATCTATGCTTATATCTATCTGACAGATGAGACTTCAGGAAACACCAAATATGAAATTACAATCCCGGTCAGGGTACGTAGTAAGCCAACCTCTCCGGCAGAAGATCCAGAGACGGATCCGGATCTCTTTAGGGAGACAGTAGTAGCGGTCAATGCATCTGCTGATCGAGCAAAGATGGCAGAGCAGAATGCAAAGGAAAGTGCGACAGAAGCCGGTAAGTATGCTGCTAGTGCATCGGAGAGTGCAGTTGCAGCAGAAAAGACCAAGGAAGATGCTCTTAGGAAAGTCGGAGAGAAAGAGCGGGAAGCAATCGAAGCTATCCAGAATCAGGAAGAGACCTCCGTAGGAAAGATTACTACTCACACTGATGGCGAGATCCAACGGATTAAAAATCAGACAGCAGAGTCCAAGGGAGAACTTGAACAGACCATTATAAATGCTGGTGTTTCCGAGAAAGAACTTGAACATTCTATTGAGACAGCCGGTACTTCTAAGACAGCACTGGACAAGTCGGTGGAGCTGGCGGGAACTGCAAAGACAGAGTTGGATACGTCCATCCGGGAAGCAGGAACTGCCAAGACTGCATTAGATGAGTCTACAGAGACGGCAGGAACGGTTCAGGAAACTCTGAGTGCGACTGTGAAGCAAGCGGGTGTATTGGACACTTCTCTTGGTGAGAATATTGAAACTGGGACACAGCTCAAGACAGACCTTACAGCATCTGGCGAGAAAGCAGTCCAAGATATTCAGGCAGCTGGAAGTGAACAGCTGGGTAAGATGCAGGCAGTGGCGGAAGAGTTCACAGCCGATCGGGAGCAGATTGCGACCAATAAAGAGGATATTGGTTCGCTAAAGGAAGATTTATCCAACAAAATTACAAAGTTCTATGCATCGAATCAGGGCGAAACTCATCTTGCCGATTCTGACAATGGGAAAATCATGGATATGATGCTGTATGGACGGAGTGAGCAGAAGCAGTATAAAGGTATAAATTTATTACCGCCAGATACTAACTTTGCAGAATATATAGAAGTTTCTATTCCAAAAGGTTCGTTTGTATTTTGGGCTACAGATGGAACTCCTGCTATTGGCGGTAATTTTAGATTCTTCAACGAAGATAAAACAGAAGATACATGGCTTGGAATTGATTCCGGTACTACTTCATTGATGAGGGATTTAACAATTGATGCGAAATATGTACAGATTCTTATTGATGGAGATTTTGATTTATCTAAAATATGCTTAGGTATTGGAAATGAACCAATATATGAGCCTTATGTTGGCGGCAAACCATCCCCATCACCGGATTATCCGCAAGAGATTAAGAGTGTTGGAGATAGTGGAAGCGTCGCAGTTAAGGTGATGGGGAAGAATCTGCTTCCTACAAACTGCGGTCAAAATATAACGGCACTACGATACGATGCACAATACAATAGATGGGCTTTTGATGCGCTAAAACCGATTGGTATGGTAAATCTTCGGATAATTGACCCTATGACCGCACACTACCTTTTATCTCCTGGCACATACACTATAACACTAGTATCTTTTGAGAACGTTCAAAATGTTACTATATCTGCGGTTAATGCCGATTGGAAAACTCTTGCAACTGTTGTACCCGGTAGACTGAGCAAAACCTTTTCGGTTGATGCCAACACCATTGTTGGGTGCTACTTTGTGCCGGAAGACGCTAACGCCACGGGTTGCTTGCAAGTTCAGCTAGAACTTGGCACAACCGCTACCTCTTATGAGCCATACACCGAGCAATTCGTCCAGCTCCCCTACACACTCAACGCCATCCCAGTAGCATCTGGCGGCAATGTAACGATTGATGGTCAGCAGTATGTTGCGGATTATGTGGATGTGGAACGTGGAAAAGTAGTTAGAATGTGTGGAAGTGAAGCACTTAATACAAAAAACGGGGAGATTAATGAAGAATATCGATTAGCTATCAGACTTGATACTCCTGCGGGTAAAGATGGTGGTAAAGAGTGCATATTTTCAACATTTAAATGGAGCAATTGGACAACATGTGTATCAGGCACATCACTATATATAAAAAATATAAAAAAACCAAATAATGAATTATATACCGCGCAAGAATTAAAGGAGCTGAGTATTGATTTTGATGTGATTTATCAATTATTAGAGCAACAAGAAACCGACCTCACACCAGAACAGACACAGGCATTAAAAGAACTTGTAACCTATTATCCAGTAACAAACATCAGCGTCAATTCAGACCAGTTAGACGGATATACAGTATTTAACTACCCGATTAGCATGGCTAATGGATGGAACTATGTAAAACAGCAACTCAACGACAATCGTGATTATATCTATGACATGGATATACAATCAGCAGAAGCCTATGTTAACAGTGAGTACGCAGTAGCACTTGCAGAATTGGAGGTATGATTATGTTATACAAGACACTGAAAAAATTAAAGGAAAGAAACGGTCTGACAGAAGATCTGAAGAATAAGATTGACATTTTCTTCGCCACGGGCAGGATTACTGAGGAACAGTATAATGATCTGATGGATATTGGCAATGAAGAAATTCGCTAAAGTGGGGCATTAACAGATTAAACAATTGCAGAAATGCTTACATTTGACGCAATTCCGGAGAAGTACCAGGAAAAAGTAAAAGGATATAGTATTGAATATGTGAAGAAAGGAAAAAATTTTGCGGAAGAGTATGAGATGCTGTATAAAGAGGAGTATCCGGACACAGAAAAGCGAGCATAATTCTTGGCAGACCGTTCCTTCTGTTGTATAATGACGATGGAAGGAGAGAAATATGTCATATAGTGAATTAAAAGAAAACGAACTTAAATCTTTATTAAATGCTGCTGAAAATAAAGAAAAAAATAAAACAAGGAAAATATTGGTATTTTTAGTTGTGTTTGCCCTTGGATTTTGCCCTATGTGTTTTTACTACTGGTATACATCAAGCTATTGAAAATCACAAAGAGAGATAACAATTGGAAATATTGTAATAGCTTTATTAGTTGCTTTGTTTTTGGGAGTAATTTCAATTTTAATGTTACAATATTTAGATGAATGTAAAATAGAAATGTTTAAGTCGAAACTTATTGGTTTAGGAATTGAAGATGCGAAGAAAAATGTGGATGAAGATATTTATCAGAATCTAATAAAGATTAGTTATAAATATTTGGACGAGTATTATTTACAAACGAGACAACAAGCACAAAAAGGTTTCTTTGTAACTGTGTATGTTGCTATAGTAGGAGCGATTATCGTGGCAATTGGTATTGTAGCTATGTTTTTTGGAAAAACTACGCCTGCATATGTCACAACGGCATCAGGAGTAGTCACGGAATTTATTGCAGCAGTATTTTTTTATTTATATAATAAAACGGTAGCTAGTATGAGTGATTATCATAATAAATTAGTGTTGTCTCAAAATGTTTCTATAGCATTAAAAATTTCAGAATCGATGTCAAAAGAACAAGGAGAAAAGGTAAAAGAACATATTGCAGAAGAGCTTCCGGAAGAAAAAAGTAACTATGAATTAAATACAGAAGCAAGAACAGAGGGCGAATAATCGTCCTCTTTTTATTTGGAAGGAGAATGTATTATGGCAATGAATGGAATTGATATTGCAAGTTACCAGAGTGGAATCGACCTCAATGTGGTTCCATACGATTTTGTAATTATTAAGGCAACGGAGGGAACAGGCTACACAAATACAGACTTCGCCAGAGCTTATGCACAGGCGAGACATGCTGGAAAGTGCCTTGGTATTTACCATTATGCAAACGGTGGCAACGTTCAGGCAGAAGCGGATTACTTTCTGAACAAGGTTGGCGGTCGCTTGGGTGAAGCAATTCTCTGCCTTGACTGGGAGGGGAAGAATAACCCGGCGTTCGGTAGCTCTGACTTTGCATGGTGTAAATCGTGGCTTGACTATGTGTACCAGAAAACAGGTGTACGTCCGCTTTTGTACTGTTCACAGTCTGTAGCCTATAAATTTTCTAATATTGGCAATTACGGACTCTGGATTGCACAGTACGCAGACATGAACGCCACAGGCTATCAGGATAAGCCGTGGAATGAGGGAGCTTATACTTGTGCTATCCGGCAGTATAGCTCTTGCGGTAGATTGAATGGATGGGGCGGTAATCTCGATCTTGATAAATTCTACGGCGACAAGGACGCATGGAACAAATACGCCGGAAAAGGAAACGCAACCAAACCGGCAGAAACACCAAAACCGACAGTGAATACTCCGGGCGGTTCCACGCTCGATCTGGTTGTTGGAGTCATGCAAGGAAAACACGGGGCTGGCGACAATCGCAAGAACGCCCTTGGAACACGGTATAACGAAGTCCAGAGCTTCATCGACCATATCTATTCTGCATCCGTAGATACACTGGTGAACGAAGTGAAAGCTGGTAAATATGGTAACGGTGACACAAGAAAGGTTGTTCTCGGTAGTCGTTACACGGAAGTGCAGAACAAGATCAACGCTGCGTCTGCCAGAAAATCAAATGAGCAGATCGCACAGGAAGTTCTTGCCGGTAAATGGGGCAATGGAAACGACAGAAAGAATCGTCTATCAGCTGCCGGATATGACTACAATACGATTCAGAATATCGTGAACGGTAAGTCAGGTGTTTCATCCGCACAGTATTACACTGTCCAGTCTGGAGATACGCTTTCCGGTATTGCAGCTAAATACGGCACGTCCTACCAGAAGGTTGCGCAGCTTAATGGGCTATCCAACCCTAATTTGATCTATGTTGGTCAGAGGCTGCGGGTGAAATAA